ATGATTGTCAGATTATCTGAGCTAGATACTTATGAGATCGCATGGGCAGCGCATGAAAGATGGCGCTACAAGAAAGACTTGGGAATCATTAGTAATCGAGTGGATCAAAAAAGAGATGACTTTTCTATAACTAGAGAAGGTATGTCAGGGGAATGGGCAGTAGGCAAGGTGATAAATACACCAGTGAATTTAGACTTACACCCTGGCGGTGATCCTGGTTGGGATTTTGAGTATTGCGGTATCAAGATTGATGTCAAAACAAGCAAAGCAAAGTACTTATTGTTTAATACATTAAGCAGTTTTAAAGCAGATTTAGCAGTGTTTGCAAGGTATTTGAATGAGTATCAAGTAGAGCTAGTAGGTGCGATTACAAGGCAAGATTTTGTTGCAAAGCACCAATTGAAAAATTTTGGGTATGGGGATAAGTATGTAGTTGATCCTCTTTTATTAAACGATGTTAGGGATTATTTATGAATAAGAAAATTTTTGTAGCTACACCAATGTATGGCGGTCAGTGCGCTGGTTACTATACGCAGTCAATTATGGAACTCAATATGTTGCTACAAAAGTCTGGAGTGGAAGCTCAGTACAGCTTTATGTTCAACGAGAGCTTGATTACTAGAGCGAGAAATTCGCTTACCAATGTCTTTATCAAGAGCGGATGCACTCACTTACTCTTTATTGATAGCGATATTAAGTTTAGGGGTGCTGACATTATGGCAATGCTTGAGGTGGACAAGGACATTATTTGCGGTATCTACCCTAAGAAAGAAATCAATTGGGATAGCGTTAAAAAGGCAATGGATAGCGGAGTACCACAGGATCAATTAAAGAGCTATACAGGCAGTTTTGTGGTCAATCTGGTGGATTACCAAGGTGAAGTGACTGTGCCTGTTGGACAGCCTGTAGAGATCTTTAATGGCGGTACGGGTTTTATGATGATTAAGCGTGAAGTTTTTGAGCAATTATCAGACAAAGTGCCGTCTTACTTTAACGATGTCAATGATCTAAATGGTCAAGTAGGTATGAGGGAAGAAATCAAAGAATACTTTGCTACCTCTATTGAACCTGAAACTGGTCGCTTGTTATCAGAAGATTATCACTTCTGCTACATTTGGCGCAAAGCTGGTGGCAAGGTCTATGCTGCTCCTTGGTGTCAACTCAGCCATATAGGTACTTACGCTTTCGAAGGACAGCTCATCCCTGCTCCATGATGCGCCTGATTCGCCTAGTACCCAATGATTCATAGTTCGATCTTTAGCCAGATACGCTCATGTACCCAGTACAGAGCTATCTTGGTGAACAGTTCAACAAAGGCAATACTGAAGGCTAGACTTGCAGTGCCAGTAATAATCCAAGATAAAGCAAAGGTGTCAAGGCTTCCAGTAACACGCCAAGACACCGCTTTTAATAAAGACTTATAGTGTGAATCTACCTGCATCCCCATCTCCTACGAGCAGCTTTGCCACGCTCACCTTTCCAATGCTTGGATCTAGCGCAAAATGATTTATGTCTTGATCCTGATTTTTGTGGTGCTTTTAGCTTGCTTCCTGTTGCTCGGTTGTATTTCTTTCTTCCTTTGGCTGTTAATCCTCCGCCTTGGGATACGGATAACTTTTCGCCACGCCCAACGGAAAGGTTAGGACCTCTTTTTCGTTCTGCCACTTTTCTTGCTCTTTCTAGCAGTAGAGAGTGCTGCTGCTACAGCTTGCTTTTGTGGGTAACCTTCTCGAACCATCTTGCTAATGTTGCGAGATACGGTTTTCTTAGAACTTCCTTTAGCTAGTGGCATTGCTAAATCCTTTCATGAACTCCAACTCCTCCGCTTGTCTGCGTTTGAGTAAGCCAGCCATGTGATGACCAGCAGCCATATCCCACTTTAAAAATTCTTCAGCAGCGCCTTCAAAATCTCCAGCGTTAACCTTCTTTAGGAGTGTGGAGTGGTTAAGATTACCGCAACCACAATTGAAAGCAAAATCAACAAGTGCGTCAAATTCATCTTGGGTTAGCTCCACAGTAACTTTAGCATTAACATCGGCAGCAGCTTTCTGAACATCTTGGCGTAAGTATTCTTCAGCTTGTTCTTGGGTTATGACCAATCCGTCAACCACTTCAGGACCAGTATGACCATAGCCAATAGTCCAAGGATCACCCCCACTACCAGGATCGGGGTAGGCACTAAGTCTGCAACCTTCAAAATGTTCTGTGAGATGTAAACCATCTTTTGAATATTCCATTATTTCACCATGAGAGAATTGTATTTGTTAATAACATCGTTGCGTTCTATTTCTGAGATTTGGCACTGTCTTGCAAACCCGATAAGAACTTCGACATCTGGTTCAAGTAATCTGAATCCTTGACTTGGTACTGTAGGGGTGGCGGATTGACCTGTTGAAAGGTTTGCGTTGTTCCGCATCCCCCTAGACTGAGCAATAAGAGCGTTATAGCGAGTTTCCAGTTCATCTTTATCCTTTTGTGTTTGGATTGATACGGCAGCTTGATCTTGCACCACCTTAGTCTGCTCTGCAATAGCGTGTTCTACGGCTTCTACTTTGGCTTTTTCCTCGTAATAACCGTCAACACGATGCGTAATAAAAGCCGTGCCTAGCGCAATAGCAATATAGAGATAAGTACTAATTGGTAGGGGGAACATTAGTTTTAGGAACTTGAGTAGCAGCTTTAGCACCGATCACAGCACCACCACCAGTTAAGGTAGCAGCTAAACCAATGCCTAACTGGTTTAAATCTAGTGTTGGATTGTTCATGACATGAATGATGGCGCAGATAGCAAAAGTAGAAATTGCAATAAATGCTAAAAACCGTGCCATGCAGAACATCTCTCCGCAATCTTCAGTAAATATGTCTTTTAAAAACTTTACCATTTATAACCCCATGTTAAATACCATGCTATCAATGCAGCCAACAAAAAACAATAGAACTGCACCCTTCTGACTTCTTTTAAGTCGTGCTGAAAATCCTCGTTCTCTTTACGCTCAAGGTTCTCAATATCCAACTTAATTCTAAGTACTGCATCCCACTCTTTAGCGCCATACTTTTTAACAAAATCAATCTTTAACTTTGCTTCTTGATCGCTAATTTGCTTCTTTTTTTGCCAATCTTCTAATGCTTTGATTAGCGCATTTTGCTTCTTAAACTCTGCTTCTCTAAGCGCTATTCTTCTTTCTTGCGCTTTCCTTCTTGCTACATCCGCTGCTTCCTTTTGGGCATCTTCAATGCTTGCTCCAATGATCTTGCCAGCTTCTTTACCGCTTTTATATCCTTCGCTTATCCCCTTTGCACCTGCCAAAAACCCAAATTCATCTGGCACTTTATCCTCATAAGCTAGGTTCTATCCCCTAGGGGGATTTTATTGTGCTTCTGATTCTTGCTCAACTGGTGTAACACCAACTGCTACAGGTTCAGGAGCAGGAGCAGGAGCTTCCGCTGGAGCTGATGGTTCAGCGTGTTCTACAAAGCGCTGAATTAACTGATGAGCAAGGCTGCCCATCTCAATGCACTCTTTACTAACAAATGATTCAATTTTGTCTAATAAGCTCATAATCCTTCTCCTGGGGTGATATAAACGGAAGCGTTAGCTGCATCTCCAATTACTCTTGCATAAACACTGGTAGTAGAGTTAACTTGTGGACCACTAAAAACTTTATAAGCGTATGGTGGCAATGGAATGACATAGACAGGACCATTATCAGGCAATGCCACATTAAAACTGTTGGTAGGGCTTATCCATACATAAACAGCGCTATTAACATCAGAATTTGAAATAAAATACTGGTTAACAGGGCTGTCAGATGTAATTGTATATACATTGGACTGCGTGTTTGCAGCGCCAGTAACGGCTACTTTTACCGTTTTTCCCATTGGTTGAAAAGCGATATTGTTTGCCATTAGTAGATACTCTTTTTGCCAGCGTTGCCAGGTTTAGTAGTCTTAGAATCTTTGGTGTTATTGTTTCCAGCAAAGTTAAAAACAGACATATATCCCGCTGGCATCTTGCCAGTTAAAGTTGTGTTGATTCCACCCATAGATCCATCACGGGGTAGTTGTGGTCGAACAGACTTAGCGATTTGCTGGTTATATTCTGTTGGGCGCTTATGTGGTTGACCTCCACTATTCCCTGGAGTTTTTGGTTTCAAGCTCATTTTTGTTCCTTTCTTTGGTATTGACTACAAGATAACTGAATACTACGAATATGGCTAGTGTCACCACTCTCTCCCACATCGGATTCCACATTGTCCAACCGCACATCACGCTTGATGCCAGTAAAGCCAATATCGTAATCAATCGGTCTGTAATGACCGCCAATGCTAGGCGTACCAATGCTACTGCTTCCATGTTTCATCCCCTTAAAAGTTAAACCAAGCATTAGTTTAACCTTCCTCATCATCTACTGCAATAAAGCCACTACCCCATTCATCATCACTGATCTTCTGTTTGAGCTTTTCGATGTTCACCATACGGTCAATCACCTTACACTTGTCAGTAAGGGAAGCCATCTCATCTGCCATGACTTCTCGTAGCAGTTTTGCAACAGCATCTTCCAGATCGGGGTTTAAACCTTTAGATTTCTTACTCATTTTGTAATGTTTCCTGCCACTCTAGGGGGTACTACAGCAACATATCCAACAATGGCGTTGCGAACTAACTTTTGTGCCATGCTCATTTTTTGAGCATTGCTTACTGGCATAACAAAAATCTCTTGTAATTTGTTTTGGATGCCAGCAACTTGCTCTGGTGTCATTAAACCGTAAGTAATCAGATTGTCACCCACATACTTCATATCCTCAATAGCGCCTTTTAAGCTCTTAGTGGCACGATCAGCAATGACTTGGCTAACTGCATCAGCAAACTTTTCTTTTCCTCCTGGGGTTTCCAAAAGGATTTTAGAGGTAGCTTCCCATTCAGCAGCGTTTTTACCTAAGATAATGTCACGAACACGGGATGGCGCTGTAGTGTTAGAAAGTATAAGGTTTGCATCTTCTTGACCTTTCTTTCTAACTTCTTCTGCTCGTTTAGATAGCGGAGCAGCTTCTTGCTCTCCTGCTTTAATAATGTCTTTTTTCTGAGCTTCTGCTTCAGATTCCAGTTTTCCAGCTTGTTTTTCCACTTTTCCAGCAGAACGCTCAATATCTTTTTCTGCTTCAGAAGTAATCCTTCCTGCTTCTGTTTCACCTTTTGCAGCAACTTGAGTAGCTGTAGCACGGGCTTGACGCTCTGCACGCTCTGCTTCTGTTTCACCTTTTTGAATTGCAGCTTGAGCTTCTCTGGTAGCGCCTTCTTCAGCTCTACGGGCTTCTGTTTTCAATCCTGAGGGCACAGCGCCAATCTTCACATTTAGAGTTTGTTCTAATTTACCGCCTTTAGCGCCAATTCTTTCTGATTTTTCAATAGCCCTTACTGCTGCTAAAAGATCATCTTGCAACTTAGGAAAAGCGCCAATCCAATCACGATTGCTATCTAAAAATGATTGAACGCTTTTAGAGGTAGGATTACGCAATGTATCGGCAGCATATCCTCTAGCCAGCGTTTCAGCTTGTGTAGGTCCAAGAGTGTTAATAAGTTGTTCTACAGATCCTCTAGTAGAAAATGCTGCCTTTCCTAAAGTTGCCGCATCTTTAATATAATCGCCAATATCAAAACCTTCGGGTTTACCCGTAACAGCTTTACCTAATTTAGTTCTAAATTGATTGATAGGAACGGATGCGTCACGATAAGCATTTTTGTAGGCTAGGAATCCTGGACTAAATTCTTCCATGATTTTTTCAACTTCATCTGCAACTAAGCCAGCTTGTTGTTGACTAATAGCATCATAGCCTTCTGATGGTAAGCCACTAGCTCTGTCACGCAAGTATCTGCGTACAGTTTCCAATCCTTGAAAACTTACAGGTTTGCCAATAATTACGCCATCTAGCTCTGTTCTTGGATCAAGATAGCTTTTAGCTCTAGTCAATGCGTTTTTAACTTCACCAACAGAAATGTCTGACAATCCCGTTTTAGGATTGGTAATCATGGCATCAATTTTGTTTAATGCGTTTTCAAATGCTTGTGTTTGCTCAACTCGTTGACCTGACTTTTCTTTTTCTAAAGCAGCGTCAAATACAGGCTTTTGCATTTTATCAATGACTTTTTGACGAGTTTCTTTTAAGCCATTAAGTACATTTTCAAAACCGATACGAATGATATTGCCACGATCAGTAGGCAAATCAGCAGTTCCAACAGCGCTAATTGCTTGTTGAGGGGTATTTGAATATCCTTTAGTAATGTTAATTACTTTGTCACGATAGTTTCGCAAACGCAATTCTTGTGCGTTAGCTTTCTTAATAAGATCATCCGCTTCTTTTTGACCTCTAGCAAGAATCCTATCAGCTTCAATTTTTTGCAATGCTTTGGTTGCATCAGTAGCGTTTTCACCTTGTTTAGTAATCTGATCTGCTAATTTTTTAGATTCATCAATGCTTTTCTTAGCTTTTATTTGAGCTTCAGATCTAATTTTGTCAGCAGCAGAGTTTAATTGGCTTTGCAAATTGTTAATTCTTTGTGCAGTTTGCTCATCAATTCTTCCAGCTCTAGCTTCAGCTTGCAGAATAGTTCCTCTAGCTTCAGATTCTAATAATTGAGCGTTCTGTTCTGTTAAAGATAGGATGTTTTCAGCTCCACCTTTAAGCATTTGATAGACTTCTTTTTGAGCTTCAAGGCTATCTTTACCGCCACGCACTTCTTCCAATTTCTTTTGAATAAATGCTTTTTGCTCAGCAGAAAGTGATGCAGCATCTACTCCAGCATCTTGTAACAAAGCACCTACAGTCTTAGCAGCGCCCATTCCTGGCACACCAAAACCAGATAACACTGTTCCAATAGCTTTTCCAGCTTTTGTTCCTAAATATTCAACAGGAGCAGGACCAAATGTAGCGCCAACCAATCTTGCTAATTCAGCTTTAGTGCCAGGACCATATTTAGATTCAGCAATCTGACCAGCAGTTTCACCAGTAGCGCCTGAAATAGCACCTAATGCAGCGCCACCTATCCTAGCACCTCTGGCAGCCATACCAGCTTCCATTAAAAAAGGAGCAGCAGGAGCGGTTACTGGAAAAGCAGCAGCTAAACCACCAGCAGCAGTAAGCAATTCAGGAGCAAAAGCACCAAATACAGCGCCAGTAGCAGCTTCTTCTCCAACAGCTTTTACTCTTTCAGAAGGCTTTACATACGCAGCAGTATTTTTATTTGTATCTTGTACAGGTGCAGTTGTTTGCACAGGAGAACCACCAGAAATGTTGGTTACTTTCTTTCCTTGATTCTCTCTTGTAGCTCGTTGCTCTATTTGATCTGGACTGACATCTTTAGGTACATTTTGATAAACATGATTAGTACCATCGCCAAAAGTAACGGTTACATCCCTAGTATCTCCAGCCATCAATCACCCCAATTAGAAACAGTTGTGCCAGATTGAGTAGTCTTTGGCGTTCCTTGATGGTTAAGCATAGACTGTACTGATTTATCAAAATCTTCCAAACTATTGGCTTCGCTAATCATTTTTGAAATTTTTTCATTAACTAATGGTGCGCCACCAGGTCCACGCAAGATGCGGTTAATGTCTTGTACAGAAAACGGTACTTTTTCATTGATTTTGGCAATAGCACGATCAGCAGCAGCAATTTGTTCTGGAGTGCCACCACTAACTTGCAAAGTAGTTTTAGCAATAGCCAATTCTTGTTTAGACAATGCTAAGAACATATAGTAGTTAATTTTGCTATCACCAGCTACAGGAGCAGTTTTATGCAATTCTGAAATACGAGCATTAGTAGCGCCACCTGGTCTGCCAGCAGCTTCCACATTGGCAATTTCAGGAATAATGGCTGATAGCTCTTGTTGCAATGCACGACTATCAGCATCAGTAATTGCAGCTCCCAAATACTGGATAGCACCAGTAGTAATTTTTTTAGGATCAGTAATAATTTCACCAAATCCAGGAGGTTCAGATCCTAAAGGAGCAGAAGTTAAGTTATCTAAGTGTATGCCTAGTTTATCGGCAGCAGTAGCAACAGCTCCGTTGTACCTAAATTGAATAGCTCCAGCACCACCGCCACCGCCTTTGCTCGCTTTCATTTGAGCTTCAATTTGTTTTAATCTTATATCTTCTAAAGGTTTAATTGCTTTATCAACAATATCTAAAGCATCCTTAATTCGACCAGATTGAATGGTTTTAGCAATAACGCTATCAGGACCAGCAAGACTAGCTGCAATTTGAGCTGCTTGCATAGAATCTGCTTTATCTGTAGCTCCAAGCGTTAAAGCTTTTTCAATTTGATATTTAATAGATTCACGCAAAGATTTTAAGCGTTGCAATTCAATATTAAATTGATCTTTTTCTTTGTTGTACAAGTCTTTACGACCTTCTTGCCAGCCCTTAAGCATACCACTCATAGCGTTCATAGCATTAAGACCTGACATCTTTCCAGAGCTTCCAAGCATCATTCCAGCAGTAGCTACTAGGCTAAATAATTCACCAATACTGGCAACATTTTCTTGTGTTGGATGAAAAGCGGGATCTTCCCAAGATACTTTCTTCTCTAAATCTTGAACTTCTTGACGAGTTTTTTCTTGAACTTTCTGACCAGCTTCCAATCCTGTTTGCTGAGCTTTTAACTTTGCTTCTTCCACACCTACTTCAGCAGGGGTTTTCTCAGCAGTTAAACGCTGTCTTTCTGCTTGTAACTGAGGTAAAGACATTTTTGAAACATTGCCAGAAATAGGCAATTTGTTTATATCTGTGCCTAAAGCAGATGGCAAATTACCGCCAGTAGGTTGTGGCGTAGTTACCTTATCTGTTGGAATTTGATCTGATGGAGTTGCCATAATTAACCAATCCTAATTGTTTGACCGCCACCCAAAGAACCACCAGCAGCAAACTGTGCCAAATTGCTATAAAATTGAGTGGTTGCTTGATTAAGTTGTTGATCTAATTGCAGACCAGTTTTAATAGCTCCAAGGCTAATATTGTCACCAATTCCAGCCACTTGCAATCCATAAGTATATTGGTTATTAAGCAATGTCTGATAAATAGAAGCTAATTGATTAGCAGTTTGTTCTGCACCTACACCACCACGATTAGCTTGTGATTGTGCTAATTGTGCTTTGGCAGCGTTATAGGCTTGTTGGCTTTGAGGGCTTAATTCACCACGCTGAGCAGCGCCTACCAAAGCCTGACCTTGAGTTTGATAAGGTTGAGCAATAGCTTGTTCTTGACCTTGCACTGCTTGATTTTGACCAGCAGTTTTACGAGCTTGAGATGCTCCAAATAATCCTAAACCACCAGCTAAACCAAGACGAGCAAGGTTTGTAGGATCAGTTAAAGATGCAGTTAATTTATCTGTAAACGATTGAGGTGTTTTAGTTGTTCCAGTATCTACAGTTGGTGTTGGCGTACCAGCAATTGTTCCAAATGGCTGTGTTTGTGCTAAACCAGATGGAGTAATGCTTGGAGGTGCTGCTTGAATACCGTATTGAGTAGTAGCAGATAAATCAGGATTGTAGGGCTGAGATACTAAAGTACCTGCTTCTGGAGCGCCAGTAAATAAAGGTGTTTGTGGTGCGCCTGTACTAATTCCATATCCACCACTTGTGTCTTGTGTAGAAGTTTCAGTTGGAGCAGGTGCTTGTTGCTCTACTGGAGCTGGAGCTTGCTCAATTGGAGTGGTGTCCATGCCATCATCAAATTCCAATAACCCAGTTTCAGGGTTTTTACTACCTCTACCACCACGCCTTTTAAGTAACGCAGCTTCTTTAGGGGTAATGTGAGCAAGTACAGAATCTTTACCACGCCCTTTAGAGCGCAACATTTCCGCCAAAGCTGGCAGATCCATCTTCAAGGATTCCATTAAGACTTTACTCATACATTGCTCCCACCTGATTGATCTGGATTCCGTAATGATGCCTGATTCCATACATTTGATCTAGATGTACCGCCTTCAGTAGTTTGTACTGGAGCGCTTGGATCACTGCCAAAACCAAGGGCAGATCCTAAAACTGTACTTCCCGCAGCAGTAGGTGCGCCAGCTTGTCCTGTAAGGGTTGTAGAACCCTGTGGTGCGCTTCCTACTTGAGAAGATGAAGTTGGCTGTGTACCAAACACATTTGAGTAATTTAATGCTGTTCCAATAGCGCTTCCAAGTGCGCTAGTTTCACCAGGTGTTGCTCCTGTTGCTTGGCTTAGACCGCTAGTTAAAGCGCCTGTAGCACCGCCTAATTCAGCAGCTTTTGTGGCAGTTTGTAGGTTTGTTCCAGATAGCTCATCTTTAATAAAAGGAGAAGCAGCGCCACCAGCAGTAGCTTTTGCAAGATTAGATGCAGTAGGTCCTAAATCAGAAGTAGCTTCTCCTACAGAGCTACCTATTTCAGAACCAGCAGCTCCACCTACAGCGCCTACTCCAGCAGCTTGAAGAATTTTGCCAGGATCACCTGTTTTTTGAGCTTCAGAAATAGCTCCAGAAGCAGCTCCTATACTTGCAGCTCCTACCGCAGATAAAGTAGTTACGCTATAGCCAGCAGCAACGGCTTCAATGGTATCTCCATATCCTAAAATGGCAGCGCCAATTTCAGGACCTCCAATAACGGAAGCAGCCACAGCTACTATTGGAATAAGAATTGGTGCAACTGATTGAACTGCTCCGCCCATTATATTTTTCCTTCCTTAACTAATTCTTCAGTCAACTTTCCAAGGGTGACACCAATAGATAAAAGCTGATAATCAATTCCTTTTCCTTTAACCATGTCTTGAGTAATCAACTGGTTTTTTAAAGCAAAATCCACCACCATTGGGTATAACTCAGGATTTCTAGCTGCTTGTTTAGCATATTTTCCCAAAGAAATAAGCTCTTGTGGATTAACCTTTGCCGTCTGAAGTATCTTTAAAATTCTTTCTTTTGTCTGCTCAACTTCAGGCGGATGATTGGTTTTTCCTTTATTTTTCAATAGGTTAGAAACATCAGCATTGATAGGCTGAGTTTGCGGATTTTCGATTTTTTCTGGGGAGGGGGAAAGATTATCCATAGTCTATTGAATGAGGTTGAGGGCAGAAGCAATTTGCTGATGAATCGTTAAATGCGTACCGATCCAATCGTAAAAATCTTCTTCATTATTGAAATTTACATCGAGCATATTGAACGGATTATTCAATCCTAAGAGCTTTGCAAACGCCTGATGTTCGACCTGATGAGCTAATAACCAGTCATCCAAATTGTCCGTATTAGCGTCTGTAATAGGGAAAATAGGCACTGAAATGCCTTGTCTTTGGAATGTTTGCTGAAATAGCTTATGTTGTAGTCCGTTTTCAAACAAAAACTCTCCTAGGGATTCAACATCCCCAAACTTCACAATAGAGAGCGTATTAAAGTCCATGTCAGTTCAGCTTAAATGCAATAGTTACTAAAGCAGCCACAATAAATCCAGCAGAAGCTATTAAAATCTGCTCTATGCGCTTTAATCTAGCGCAAATACTGTCATAACGCAATTCGCACACCGCTTCATGGGTGTTTAGTCTAGCTTCAGTGTTATCAATAGTTTCCATGTTATACCGCATAGTAAGGCACTTTTACCACTGTGCCGTTAAGATCAATTTGAAAAAATCCAGCAGGAACTAACAACAAACTAGAGGTTGCATAAGTAGCATTTCCTGATGTAGTGCTAGTTGCATTAACAGCTTGAACATTGATTGTGCCACCTGTAATTGCCACATTGTTGGCGTTTTGATACGCCATCGTGCCAAGACCACTTACGCCAATGGTAACATTTGAACGAGTACCTGCGGTGTCATTGCTAGTCGAAATCGTAATGTTTGCGCCTGGCAAAAAGTTAATAATCGGTTCAGATCCGATTAAAACGCCATTATTTTGAACAGTGACATTTTGGTTTACAGTGTTAGCAGCCACGCTAAGAGTGACATTGCCCGTGAGTGCGCCACCGCCAGACAATCCTGATCCAGCAATAATATTGACTGTATTAGGTACTGCGCCTGATACAGCAGAAACGCCAATAGCAATTGCCACATTGGATGCGGAGGTTGCCCTGCCTTTGGCATCAAAAGTGACTTGAGATACTTGAGAAGCAGTACCGTAAATACCTGCCGTAACACCACTCGTATTAAGAGAAGGGTTAGGGTAAGTACCTGTTAAATCACCACCAGCAGTACCGCCTGGGGATGTTCCGCTAATGGTGACATTGGAAGCGGAGGTAATACGACCTTTAGAATCTACAGCAATTTGAGAAACAGATGTTGAATTTCCGTATGTGCCAGCGACAACGCCTGAAGTATTAAGGCTGGGATTAGGATAATTACCAGTAAGATCGCCACCAGCAGCGCCACCAGGAGTAGTGCCACTAATCGTAACATTGCTTGCATTAGTAATCCTTCCTTGTGCATCTACTGTAAAAACACCGTTAATTGTGGCGTTTCCATAAGTTCCAGCGGTTACGGCAGTATTAGCTAAGCTGATCGTGCCTGAGCTAGTAATTGGACCACCAGTTAAACCAGTGCCAGTAGCAACGCTAGTAACAGAACCGTTCCCCGTTCCTGGGGTGAATCCAAGTGCTGTAGTAACATCAGAGCTAGTAAGAGAAACATTCCCTGAACGAGTGTTAAATGTAAGAACGCCAGCATTGTTTAGTGTGACATTAGCGGTTAAATTGCCACCACCTGAAATACCAGTGCCAGCAATAATATTTACGGTATTGTTTGCAGCGCCAATAATTGCAGGTGTTAAAACGACTGCTCCAGTAAGTCCATTGACAGAAGTTACCGCATTATTGTTATCTACTTTTTCCCAGACATTGCCATCAAACACTGCCCAGTCACCAACATTCCAAGTGGTAATGCCGTTAAGATTAGTGTTTCCAGCAACAGATACTACATAGTAAAAACCTTTAGTACCGACAGAACTTTGCAGAAAAGGCACATTGGTACTTGCGTTCCAAGTACTCTGATAAGTTAACGCTCCTGCAAAGTTGCCAGATACCTTGAGCATCTTTTAAAGTCCATCGCCATTTATGATGTACAAAGTTGCACTGTTTGCAGCAGTAATAGCGGTAAACCACGCATTAGGCACAAAAGTGATAATTTCATCTGTATTAGGCAAAATGTACAAAGTCGTTGTACTGTTTGCTCCTGAACCCGTAGGAATGACGCAATTTGACTGCGCTGTTGTCTGAGTTTGTGCATACGAAAGAAAACATCCTTGAGTGGTGGATGCGTTAATGATGCGGTACTGATTACCCCCAAAAGCACTGTTCGAGTTCACTTGAACGGCTGTGGGAGCAGAGGTAGCAGCCGTAAGCACTACGGTGTTACCTAACGGAGTGAAGGCTGCTGATACGCTCATTGTACGGTTTCTTCCTTTGGTTGCTCTGAAGGCGGAACTTGCGGATCAGCTTGCTCTTTAATCTTGGCTAACAACACCCAAGCACCAGTCTTGGTTGGCAGATCACCTAAAGTTTGCAAAATGTAATTCACATCGTTCACATCTAAAGTTAATTTAATT